TGCACTTGCTGCACCTTTTGCTACTGTTATATTTAAATCTTCAACATCTAAAGTAGAAGTATTTAATGTAGTTGTCGTACCATTAACTGTTAAATCTCCCGTAACAGTAAGGTCGTTACCTATTGTAACATCGTTTGGTAGTCCGATAGTAACTGCTGCAGTTTCACTTCCTGAGCCAGATACTTCAATTTCATTTGTTGTTCCAGATATAGTCGCAACATAATTACCAGTAGTTTTAGTTCCCAATGCAACACCATCATTAGCAATATCTAATGTAACTGCTGCACTTTCTGTTCCAGAATTAGCTACTGTAATAGCTGTATTACCAGCATCTGCTATAGTAGCTACATAGTTTCCTGTAGTTTGAGTTCCTAAAGTAACTGCATTATTTGCAATTTTATCATTAGTAATTGCATTATCTTTTATTTCCTCTGTTGCAATACCTAAATCTTTTATAATTACTGCTCCATTTGTAACAGTAAAATTATCGCTACTAAAACTTGCTAGTCCTTTTACACTGCTAGTAGCATCAGGTATGTCATTAATAACAACATTGTTTAAAGATGTTACAGTTATTGTACCGCCTGCATCTGTTTGTTTACCTATGTATAGTACTTCTGAAGCATTATCCCAAGCTATCTCACCATATGATAGTGATGATGGTGCTCCAGTAGTGTTCCATACACCTCTTTTAATTTGTAACGTATTTGCCATAATTTATCCTTTTTTAAAATCCACCACAATCTATTGTTTCCGTATCTAGTAAAACAGTATCTTCAACATCAAATGATATGGTACTACCACTTACACTTGTTTCTATACCTGTTCCACCAGCTAATGTATAACTTGAATTATTTAAACTAATTGTAACAGAACCTTCATCAGCATTTAATGTAAAACCTACACCACCAATAGATGTAATAGTTTGGTCTGCAGTACCATTGTCATATTTTAATTCCCCGTTATCGTAAAATACTAATTTAGTATATACGTCTTTAATTCTATTTGGTTTTGTTAAACTTCCACCCATTATGCATTAATCCCCTTATCGTCATAAGTCTCGTTATTCAGACTTGGTTTATCTGTATATGTTGTATTTTTTAATGTTGGTTTATCAGTATAAACAACATTCTTTAAAGAAGGTTTATCTGTGTATGTCGTTGTAAATAATGTAGACTTATCTGTAAATGTTGTTGTCAACAATGATTCTTTGTCCGTAAATACCAATTCAATATCGTCATTAAACGAATCATTCATTTCACTTAATGCACCATTAACTAAATTGAAATAGTTAATTCCTAATTCACCATCTTTCCAATTATTAGCCATTAATAACTCGTTTGTCTTACTTGTCTCATTCCAGATATACGCCCTCTATTAGCATACATCTTACCTTCTTTAATTCCTTTTTCAAATTTTCTTTCAAAGTATGGAGCCATCTGAATCATCTCTGGTTTAAACTCATATCCTTTTTGTATAGCTCTATCTACTAAATATTGATGAAACTGTACAGGTAGTTCACTTTGCTCATCCATTGCACTAGCTGCTTTATCTAATGTGTTAAAATGGTCAGCTTTTTTATAGTAAAATAATGTTACTGTTTTTGCAGAATCTAAACTTGCAAATCTATTTACCTCACTTGCTAATGGGTCATATATTGCCAATCCTATTGAATCTCTTTCAATCCAATATACGTTTTCTTTGACAGAACGATTATATACTCTTGAATAATTATTAGACATTATCTAAATCCCTATATTTAGGTCTACCTTGTAGACGTTTAATTGTTGTAGCATTACCTGCATCATCTGTTAAGTCCACTGACTTTACTTCTAATATACTATCTTTTAATCCATAATAACGTTGGTTTGCTACTGTAGTAAATTGCGTAGCTTCTTCCAATAATAATGTTCTTGCACTAAATTCATCTTGTGCTTCATTTAACATAATAATAATTTCATTAGCACTTAACTCTGGATGATGCTTTTTAACTTGGTCTATCATCTGTTGCAACTTCACGTTGAACCTCCCTTGGTGGTAAATATGGTTGTAAAAACTGCACTAAATCACCAGATACTATTGCATATTGGTCTTTTAACCAGTTATAATCTTGTGTTACTTCTTGTAAACTCAATGTATAATCTTGTATAGCTTCATTTACTTCTGCTTGATATTTACCTATATCAGCATTGTATTTAGCTAAATTAGCCTCATTATCTGCCATTATAGACTGCATTGTTTGTATTGCATTCTGTATTAATCTTTGTGATTTTTCTGCATGATTTCTTACGTTTACATCTGTTGTAAGTTGAGCAGTAGCTTGTGCTGCGGCTAAATCATTCTGTGCATCTGCAATATTTGCTTGTAAATCTCTTTGTACTTTATCAAGCTTTGATTGTATCTCAACTTGGTAATTTGAATTTTGTCCATTAAACTCATTCAACTCATCTTGTATTTGTGCACTAAAACTTGATAATTCAGTAGTTCTTAGTAATTCAGCTTTTTGAATTTCTCTTTGTACATTAGTTTGATGTTCAGTTACTTGTGTATTTATAAGTGCCTGATATTTGTTAAGATTCGCATTAAACTCTGCTATTTTAGTTTCATTGTCTGCAGATATTGCTTGCATAGTTTGAATAGAGTTTTGTATTAATCGTTGAGATTTTTCTGCTGCATTTCTTGCTTGTCTATCCTGTGATAACTGTGCATCATTTTGAGCTTCTGCTAAATCATTTTGTGCATTAGCTATACTAGCTTGTAAGTCACGTTGCACTTTATCTATAAGAGCTTGATTGTCTGCTCTAAATTTTTCAACATTAGAATTAAATGTTCCAGTTTTATTTTGTATATCAGCTTGATAATCTTGTAATTGTTGCTGTGCTTTTGTTAGTGCTGCATTAGCTAATTCAACATCTTCTGATGTAATAAGTGCATCAACTCCTATAGTTGCAGTTGTATAATCTATATCAGATGAAGATTCACTATAGGAAGGAGCACTTCCTATATTAGCTGCATCAACAGCAGTTACGGTAGTTTCAAACCCTGTTGTAACTACTCCTATTGTACCAACGTCATCATTCCCTGGGCCTGAATAAGTTACTTCATTAATACCAGTTAAAGTAGGTGCTGATATACCACTAAAACTTAATGCACTTATAGAAGAACTAGGGTCAAATCCAGTCAAATCATAGCTTGTTAATTTATTATATGCAGGAGGACTACCTAAATTAATAGTATCAGCAGCTGTTACTTCCTCGCTATTAGTTACAGAAGCTGCACTAGCTGTTCCTACATCATCATTACCTGGACCTGAATAGGTAACTTCTGTAAGTATTCCAGAACCAGTTGGAGCACTTATACCGCTTAAACCTGTACTTAACCCTACTAATGTTGCATTTTTAACATTTAAAAACTTTCTTAACATTTGTTGTGAAGCATACAATACTACTCCTCTATTTAATTCTGTTGGAAAGTTAGATATAGTAGATTCACTAACTGAAACAGAATCATCTGGTGTTATATGTACAACACTTGCAGTTTCACTAGCAGTAGGTGTAGGTAAAATATTTAACGTATTGTCTAATATGTAATACACTGGGTCAAACTTGCTAGTATAATAAATACTATTAATATCAGCATAATTATCTCTGTCAGCAGAATTTATTTCAGAACATTCTCTGTTTCTTGTACCATCATTTCTAGTAACACTACACACCTTTAATACATCTGTCATAGAATGTGTAGGGGTAGAATTGTCTTTAGAAGAACTTTGTGTTAATCTAGGTTCAATATCCATATTATTCATTACATACTTAGTAATAAACTTTACACCTTCTACTAAATAACTATTAGCTTCTGTAGTATAGCTACTAATACTTCCTGTTATTGCTTCTATATCTGTTTGAAAACTCATCTACTTTCCTATTTAACTATTTTTTTGTATGCTTCTTTGTACATATTAACATTTTTAGCATTTTGCATTTCCATCGTTTTTGTCATACCATCCTTCAACAAATTATTTGTACTTGCTTGTTGCTGACCATAAGATTTACTTACCTCTGCTAGTTTTGTAGTTCTAGTAGTATTTCCTGGTCCTTTACCGCCTTGTTTGTATTTTGATGGTACGTATTTTTTTGCCTTTTTTTTGATACCTACTACCATATCATAGGCTTTCTTTTTTGCTTTTTTACCCATAGGTGATTTAGATAACATCTTTGCACCTTTTAATAATAATCCTGGATTTGCCATTGTCTTCT